TTTTGGAAAAAATTTGTTACTGAAAAATACCACCATAAAAATATAATTAAATTCCTTAGCATTTATGGTAACAGCACAAAAAAAATAATTGTGACGATAATTTTTATAAAAGATGCCATAAAATTTAGTAAAAAATAAGTTTAAATGATAAAAATTAAACATCAAATAAATACATTATGGATGATTTCAATGTTAGTTCATTACATGAATCAAAGAATGAATGGGGAGCCCGTTTATTAACAATTTTAACACCATTAATAATTGAAGGTTTTAAATCAATATTTGATGAATCCTATAAACTTTGTAAAGAAAACGAAGAAGTTGATAAATATTTAATGACATTCCAAAACTTTATTACTAGAATTCCAAAATGGAATGCTACAATAATTGAAACAGAACGTAAAAGAATAGTTGATAGAAGTAATTGTTCATATTTAGAAGAATTAGTTACATGTATTCATATAATTCAATTGAAGATTTTAACTGCTATGCGTGTAGGACAAAAACAAAAAAAGATAGATATTAACATCCCAAAATTAGATGATTTTATTCATAAAGCATATATAAATGTTGCGAGGAAAATATACAAAAATGTATATCTATTTGAATTAAATATATCACCATTACAAATTCAAAAATATAATAGAGAATTAGAAATAATTGTTCAAGAATGTATTTTAAATGCTGTAAGAGAGAGTATTCCAGTGGAAAGTATTTTAAGAGCATATATGGATCAAACAGTAGAAGAAGATGTAGTAGAAGAAATAAAAGAACAAATAATAGAAAATCCAAATCCAGAGGTTAAAACGGAAACAGAAGCCATTTTTGAAGGTAAAGATGAAAATGTTAGTTTAAAGTTTAATGATGTTGATGCTGTAATGAGTAAAAATGGTGAAGAAGAAATGGTAAATGCTCCAAAGACAATTGAACGGTTGGAAGAAATAAGTGCATTAAGAAACTTGCAAAGAAAAATGGAAGAAGAAGAGGAAGAGGAAAGGTTAAACATATCCAATGAAGAAATATCATTAGATGATTTAGATGTTCATGTAATAAATCCTCCAGAAATAAAACTGGATAATGATTTGTTATTAGAGGATATAGAAATTTTAGCATAATTTGCGGGCAATACATTCTACGTTCCATTTAGACTAATTTGCGGGGAATTACCGCAACCGACCTTTTAAGGAAAGGTTCGGAAAACGTAGTTTTAAGGAAAGGTTCGGAAAACGTAGTTTTAAGGAAAGGTTCGGAAAATGTAGTTTTCTGATATATGCGTTATTTATAAATAAGAAATGTAAAAATATATTTTAATATGGATAATATATTTTTAATAGCAGGGATAATATCCGTAATTTTTTTAATTGCGAAGTTTTTAGAAATGAGATATATAGATAAAGAACCAAGGCCATTAAAATTTTTAATAAGGGATACATTGTTAGTTTATTTAAGTGTAGTAACAGGAAAATTTATAATAGATCAGTTAAATCCAATAATAAATGAAACAGTAACTACAATAACTCCATTAGCATTTACTGATAATCCTCCTTTTTAACGTCCAGTCCATACTTTAACAAATGGATATAAAACTTTTTGTAGCCTAAGATCATTTTGATATTCCTCATATGAATAACCAAATGATTTATATTTAAAAATAATATCACCGAATAAAGAGCCACATTTAGCAAGATATGGTGCTTCTAAAAAAAATAATAAACCAATAATTCTTTCTAATCCACATCTATCAGTTCTATTATGAATAACATTAACCAAATTAGAAATATTATATTTATTTTGTAATAATTCTAAAAATGATAATTTAATATAACATTGACATCCAAAAACAAGATTAAAAGAATTAAGTTTTTGAAGGCCAAGTATATTAACATCCTCGTGAACTTGTAATTTATTAATAAGTTGTTTGCTATGATTTAAAAAGGAAGCAATACGAATTAAATTATTAATATTTTCTTTATCATAAATATGATGCCAAAAAGGCATAACAGGCATATTGAATTTTTCAAAAGGAACTCTTCTATGAACAAACAAGCTATCATGTAAAATAACTGCGCTAGGAAACCATCTATATTTCAAAAAATAAAAAAAAGGTAGTATTTCGCCTCTCCCAGGATATTCAGATTGAATAATAGTTAAATTTTTATAAGGAAATTGAGCTTTAACAAATTGTTGATTACTATTATCATCAATAATAATAATTTGTTTAAATGGATAAAAAGTCCTTATGAGTTTGATACATTGATTCCAATATCTGTTAGTTTTTTCGGAGTTAACGTGTCTAGTAATAATAAATCCAAAATCATTCATTAAAATAATATAAATTAATTAAAGAATATTATTTTATTTTTTAAATGTAAAAAATTAACAATAAGAAGGTAATTCATCAATATTAATAATTTGTTCATTTTGTAGATTATTTTTGTTAGATATAATGAATTTACTAAATTCTTTTCGTTCAAGTTGAGCAATAGGAGTATGATAATGGACATAACGAGCGATCATTTTATATAATTTAAAATCAGGATATCTTTCAGTGCCATTATTTTTATAAAGAATATTAATTCCATTATCATCAATACACCATTCAACAATAAGTTTAACAATAGGAGAACATTCATCAATATTTTTAATCATATCAAAATCATCAACAATATAATCAAAAATAGAGCATGCTAATCGACAAAGATCAAAACTGAAGTTGGGTTCAAGTCTAGGTTTTTTTTCGTTATAATAAGGTTCGGTGTTATATTGAGTTGCAGCATCACCACCATTTTGAAAACTATCACTACAAAAAAGTTTTCCGTTAAATTTATAAATAGCACGTCCAAAATCAATAATTTTGTATAATTTGCCAAATGTGGGAACTTTGTAAGTTTTTTTTTTAAAAGTGTAATATAAGAATTTTTTATTAGTAGGAACATACATAATATTGTTAGTATGTAAATCATTGTGCGTAAAAGAGAAAACTTTTTGATAAGTAATAAGAATCATAATAATTTGCATTAAAGCTGAAAACCATTCATCATCAGAGATATTGCCATTAATAATTAAGTTATCAAAAGTATTTTCACAATGTTCCATACATATAACTTGAACAGGGAATTGTGGAAATGTAAGAAAAAGTGATTCTTCTAGAATGTCATCATCATCATCATCAATATCTTCATATATATCATCATCGTCAGCCTCACATTCATCTTGTTGATCTTCATTAATATCAGATTTGTATTCATTTTCAGAGTTATCATTTTTTTTATCAATTAAATCATTTTCATTAGTATAAGATGTTCTAGATGAACAAGTAGATCCAGATTTAAGAGTTTCATATTTTTTTTCTTTTAAAGAAGAAATATTAAAATCATTAGAATTAGTAATATCAATTAATTCAACTCCCATAGTTTTGATATCATTTAAAGAGACATGAGAATTGTTAGTTTGAAAAATATTTTCAAATATATTATCATCAATAGATTTTAAAGATAAAGCAGATGAGTTAGACTTAATAGTAGAAGAAATGTTAAGAGGTTGTAATTTATTGTTTTCCTGATTAGTAATAAGATGAGAATAATCATCAATTTTGAATAAAATATTTTTTTGTTTATTAAAAAAATCAGATTGTATAAGATAATCTAAATCATCAATAACATTAAGTTTATAATCATTTTTAATAGCTAAAAAAGAGCCATAATATTCAACACCGTGTATAAAATGATGTTCATGTAATAATTGATTAGTTAAAAAAGAGAAGAACCCGTCAATATAGGAAGAATTATTAGGATCAGAAATTTTGCTATGAACATTAATATTTTTATCAAAGGAAGGTAAATTAAACAAATTAGAATCAAGATAATTATATTTACCAACAAGATATTTAAAAGGATCTAAAAGGGGAGCCATTTTAATAAAAATTTTTTGAGAATGGATAATGTCATTATCATCATAAATATTTTTTAATTTGGATAAAAATATATGTTGATTATCTAAATCCTTATATTTAATGTCTTTAATATCAGAGATAGTCCATTTATGATTTAAATTAATAGAGTTAAAGTTAGATTCATTTAATGAAAAGAATCTATCATAAATAGGAATATAATTTTGAACCAGAGATAAATTAATATTTTTGTTAGTAAGAAATTTATTAAAAAGAGAGTTATTCTTTCGTTTTTGGTAGTTTACAGAAATAGTCATTAGCTAAATAAAATATAAATTAAATAAATATTTAACTAATTATTTAAAAAAATAATAAATATGCCTAAATAAAAATAAAAAATGTATAAAATGCGTAAATAAAATGTTTTTATTTAGTATAATAATTATAATGAATTTAGAATTAAAGAGGTTTGATATGAAAAGTATAAGTTTTAAGACAAATGAATCAAAAGGGCCCGTAGTTGTATTAATAGGTCGTCGTGATACTGGTAAATCATTTTTAGTGAGAGATTTATTATATTATCATCAGGATATTCCAATTGGAACGGTTATATCTGGAACTGAAGAGGGTAACGGTTTTTATGGTAAATTAGTGCCAAAGCTGTTTATTCATAATGAATACAATACGGCTATAATTGAAAATATTTTAAAGCGACAGCGAGGTGTTTTGAAGCAAATAAAAAAGGAAATGGAGCAATTTAATAGGTCAACAATAGATCCGAGGACGTTTGTAATTTTAGATGATTGTTTATATGATAATACCTGGGCACGTGATAAGATGATGCGTCTCCTCTTCATGAATGGTCGACACTGGAAGGTAATGTTACTTATCACAATGCAATATCCTTTAGGCATCCCTCCGACGCTCAGAACTAACATTGATTACGTCTTCATTTTGAGAGAACCTTATATCGCAAATAGAAAGCGTATTTATGAGAATTATGCTGGTATGTTTCCAACATTCGAGTCCTTTTGTCAGGTGATGGATCAATGCACAGAAAATTACGAGTGTCTAGTAATAAATAATAACGCAAAGTCAAATAAACTACAAGACCAGGTTTTTTGGTATAAGGCAGATGCTCATAATGAATTCAGATTAGGCTCAAAAGAATTCTGGGAGCTATCAAAACAGATAAATGATGACGATGAAGATGAACAATATGACCCAAATAATGTCAAGAAACGCGGTCATGGACCAAAAATAGCGGTAAAAAAGAGCAAATGGTAATAAACCGTTCAGGAATATAACAGATCGGTTTATTACCATTTAACATTTACTGTGCTTCGCCGAAACGCCGATTAAAATTTTATAAAACAACTTAAACATACTTTCATTTTATATTATAAGTAATAATGAATGAGGTTACTTCCTTTCTTATTAAGATTGTTTAACCGTAGTATGTTATATTCAAAATCAAACAAAGCATATTACAAGATGGTAACTCATTTTGTTCTCCACCTGTTTATAGCAGGGTTCAAAGTTGGACCATTGTAAGGTGAAATTCCTTACTATTGACTTTACAATTTTTACAAATAAAGTAGAATGACGAATAATAGAAATCCAAAAGCAGTTATTTAGGAGGATTGCTGAAAATCGACATTTCGGTGAAGCACAGTAAATGTTATAACGAAGTAAAAAAAGGTGTAAAATAATCTATAATAATGATTATTATTATATAACGAAAATTACTTAGATTTTTAGCTATAATTATAATAATAATGAAGTTTTTACATTATTTAACGGTGCCGCTTTTATTAAGCAGTAAATGTATTTTAACTGAAAATAAGAGGTTAATAAGTTTTGGAAAAAGATTTACTCCACTAATGAAAAAAGATAATTTAAAAAATGAGCCATTATATGTTCCAAAGACTACAAATCAAAAAGAATATGTAAATGCTTTAGATTCTAAAGAAGATTGTATTACAGTAGTAATAGGTCCAGCAGGAACAGGTAAAACATTAATGGCATGTAATAGTGCTGTAAATTATTTAAAAGAAAATAAAATAGATAAGATAATAATAACAAGACCTGTTGTTCCAGTTGAAGAAGAAATAGGATTTTTGCCAGGATCAATAATAAAAAAGATGGATCCATGGACAAGACCAATTTTTGATATATTGGAAGAGTATTTTTCAAAGACACAAGTTGCGAGTATGATGACAAATGGACAAATAGAAATATCACCATTAGGTTTTATGAGAGGACGAACATTTAAGAATGCGTTTATAATAGCAGATGAGATGCAGAATAGTAGTCCAAATCAGATGTATATGTTATTAACAAGAATAGGATCAAATAGTAGAATGGTAATAACAGGAGATTTAGAGCAAAGTGATAAATTGGAGAATAATGGATTAAAAAATTTGATAGAAAAAATAAAGTTATATAAAAATAGTAATCAAAGTCTAGAAAATATAAGACTAATAGAATTAAACGCGTGTGATATACAAAGAAGTGAATTAGTAGAAAATGTAATAAATCTGTATAAGTTTAAGCCTTTTCAAGATAATAAAATAAATGAAATAGTAAATGTATTAAAAAAACCAAATAATATTGATCCAGATAAATTTTATTTAGATGCTGCTTTAATTCCAAAGAAAGATTATAAAGAATTGCCTAACTAGTTAAAATATTTTTACATAATTTAGATGATATCCAAGTTCCTAGTATAATCCACATATTAGTAATAATATTACCTCCATTAAATATAACCCATCTTAATGCGGAACAATATGGAGTTAAAACAATAAAAGGTGAAATTAAGAATCCAAGTAAAGTAGATGGTGTGCAAAATTTATGATATAATATACCAGAAAAGTGATGAATAATAATCCATATCAAATAAATACCAATAATTTCAAAAACAAATTTTAAATATTTAAAAATAAAATTAAGAGATTTATTAAACATGAGCATACAAAACTTTAACTAATAAAAAAAACAAATAATAAAATCAATTTTATATTTTATTTTATAAAATATAAAAAAATTAAAAATATATTTAATTATTCTGTGGTGCGAATGGTCCAGATTTCAATTGAGAAATGCCATAATCAGTTTTGCCAGTAACAATATTTTCATTTTCAAAGAGTTCAGAACGAATATCAGCAACAGAAATGGTTTCAGGATCTTTAGAGCTAAATGTTTTTTCAGTGGTATTAATATCACTAATACCAATAAGATTACCTTCACAATCAATATCTTGAGTAATAGGATTGCCATATTTTTCAGCATTCTTTTTATTTTCTTCAATAGCTTTTTGTTTGGTTTCTTTAATACGTTGTTCAAAAGCGGTTTTAGCAACAGTTTCATTCTTTTTCTTTTCTTGAGCAAGTTGATTAAGTTCTTCTTCCATATATTCAACGCGTCCAGTTTTATAAGCTTCAGGTTCCCAAGGTAGCCAAGTGCCAATAGGACCGACAAAAACATCAAAACTAGGATCAGTTTCTCTTAAAAGCTTAGCACGTAATTCGGCTTCTTCTTGAGAAGCAAAGTTGCCTCTAGCTTTGAAGCCTCTAACAGAAGTTTGAAAATTATATTTAAGATTAAATTTCTTTTCAAGTTCTTCTTCTTCACGATCTAAAAAAGTTTTATAATCATCTTCAATAGATGAGTTGACAATAGATTCGCGTTCTTCTTTAACAAATCCTTCAAAATCTTTAATAATATCTTCAAAGTTAAGTTTGTATTTATAAGAAAGAAAATTTAAAAATTGATGAAATTTTTCCATAGATTTATTCATTTCCCATTTCTTTAGGAACTCTTCAAATAAAAACATTTCTCTTTGTTTGAGAATATTTTCAGGAGAAATAAATGAAAAACAACCGAAAGATTGTCCAGCAATAGGTTTATCAACTTCAAGTAGATCAACATATTTAGGATTAGGAGTGCCATCTTTCTTAGTTTTTTTTTCAAATGATGATTTCTTAGTGCCCGTAGATTTAGATTTACTACTCATATATATTTTAGTAAATTGTTAGTTTTAAGTTTAAATTTATATAATTATTATTTTTTTCTTTTTATTTAATATAAGATGGGTATGTTTGATATTACTGAGCTAATTAAGCGTATTATTAAATATTTGATTGAAGGTTTAATGGTTTCAATTGCTGCATTTGCTATTCCAAGGCGTTCATTAAATCTTGAAGAAATTGCTTTAATTGCTTTAACCGCAGCAGCAACTTTTGCTATTTTGGATACATATATTCCAGCAATGGGTGTAAACGCAAGATCAGGTACTGGAATAGGTATTGGATTAAATCTAGTGAAGTTCCCAGGGGGGTTCTAAATAAAAATATGATAAAATGTTTTTAAGTCTTTACACCTTTTTTTACTTCGTTATAACATTTGAAACGCCAAAATTATTTAGAGCAACGCAGATGCCATTTATTACTTTTATTTATAAAATTGGAAAAAACAATAAAACATATTATGGAAAATATTGTATTAATTCTATGTCAGATGACCACGAAGGATTAGATAATGAAGTTAAATATTTATTAATAAAAGGACTAAATGAGTATAGAAAGAAAAAAAATATTCAATAATTAAAATCAAAAATAATGATAGGTATATTATCTTTTTCATCAAACAACATTATTCCGACTTATTCAACTGATAATGAAATAAAATGTTTTGATTTTTATTGTAGTTATGATAATAAAATATACATTAATGGAAAATTACACCGACCGGAAAGAAAAATGAGACAAAACAACTTAAATAAATGTTATATAATACATATAAGTAATATTGAGATGTGGTTACTTCCCTTTTTGGTTAAGCAGTTTTGAGAAAACAAATAAACCTTGTAACAAATTGCTACTCATTTCGTCCTTCACCAGATTTACTGGGTTAAGTTAAAAGGTGAAACTCCTTTATTGGAAGGAACTAATAATCCCTTCAACACCGAATAAACCATTTAGAAATTTGTCTCATTTTTCTTTTTGGTCGGTGTAATATAAATCGGCATTTCGGCGAAGCACAGTAAATGTTATAACGAAGTAAAAAAAGGTGTAAAAAATAAATTAATATATTTTATTCGTAATATAATATATTTTATTCGTAATATATTTTATTTTTATTCGTAATATAATATATTTTATTCGTAATATAATATATTTTATTCGTAATATATTTTATTCGTAATATAATATATTATGGTAAGCACGAGAAAAAGAATTTTAAAAAAAAGAAAAACAATGTTTCATAAAAATAGAAGATTTAGAGGAGGTGTTAATACAACTTCTGATTCAATTGAATCACAAGGACCAATGAATATATCTGAATTAGATACAAGTCAGGCAACAATGAATATATCAGAATTAAATGTAACAGATGATTCTGATATAAATAATACAACATTAGATACGAATGATTTATCAATAGCAAATGAGCCGATAAGGCAAAATATAATACCAACAATAACCCCAGTAGAATCACATGAATTAGATATATCAATGGATTCAGATTTAAGTAGTTTAAGTGGAAATACGTCAAGTGAAGATATAAGTATGACATTTGGAGGAAAAAAAAAATTAGGAGGAAAATCAATATATAAAAGAAAACATACTAGCAAAAATAAAAAAAGTTATAAAAAAGGAAGAAAAACAAGAAAAACAAGAAAAAATAAAAGACAAAAAGGAGGCCGAGGATTTACAACAAGCGTAACAACAAATCCAATAGCATATAAAGAAGATGAATATGATCAGTTCAAAAATGCGTTAAATTACAAAGTATAAAAAAATTATACAGTAGGTATAAATTCCCAATCTAATTCAACACACATTTTTTTCCAAGTTTCGTCTTGTTCAATGAGTTTTTCGCGATCTTTTAATAAAGGTATATCGTGTAAGAAATGTGTTTCTTCAAGTAATTCACAAAATTTAAAAAGAATATAATAATAATTTAAAAAATTAACACGATAATCAGGACAAGTTTTAGCATA